TGGCATTCAGATGTTACTGTCCCAGAGTTTGTTGAAAAGTTATGTAAGTGGGCAGACTCTAGTGAAGATAATCCTATGGTATTATTCAAAGGGCATCCAGTAAACCTTGCGTCAATGGAACCTCTATTTGAAATCATTAAGAAATATAAGAACGTAGCATATGTGATTGACATATCTATTCACGATGCTATCCCTAAAGCAGAAGCAACCTATGTAATCAATTCTGGTGCTGGTCAAGAAGCAATGCTTCACGATGCTAGTGTAGTTGTCTTTGGTAGATGTGATTATCAAGGTGCTGTAATACAAGGTAAGATGAATGACTTAAACTTCACATATGAAGCAGTTAAGCACGATGATAAAGAAAAGAGAAAAGAATTATACCGTAAGTGGTATAAATGGTATATTAATTTAACAAAGGGCAGTAGATAAATGGCAAAGAATGTTTATAGGAAACCAAAAAGAACAAGTATCGGTAGAGGTAAAATCAAAACATCATCTATGAATAAGAGTAAAATAAATTCATATAAAAAATACCATGGTCAAGGAAATTAAATTTGTAGATACAACTAAAGACTTATGTGAAACTTGTTTGCATGCTTATAAGGGTGGTTGTCCTGTTTGGCCACCGATGAGACTTGTTATTCATTGTGTGGAATATGGGAAGAGAGGATCTCCTCCAACTTCTAAGAAGTAGTGTAAAAGATACGGAACGTATAAAAAACGGTAAAAACTTTACTTCCCTTCCGTTTAAGAGTATAATAGAGGTAGTGACAATACTAAATAACGATATAATAATACTTTAATGTTATTGTTATGAGGAAACAAACCTCTGTAAAATATCTTTTAATATAATATAGGAAACTATGATGAACAAAAATTTAATGGCAATAATTGCCGCAACGACAATTTCAACAACTGCTTCTGCAGGATTCTTTTTAACTGGTGTGTATGAAGGCACTATCACTGATGGTAATCCAGGTGCTGCTACTTATGCACAAGATCTAGATATCACTATGGTTGGTACAAACGATACTGGTACTTCTGTTACTGCTACGTTTGAAGACCTAACTGGTGGTTCTACTGTTTCTTCAACTCAAGTATTTGTAGAGTCTTCAATTGAAGGTATCTCATTTAAGGGTGGTAGTTATGAAGGACAAAATGGTGCTGGTTTATTACAAACAACTTCTGCTGTGACTAATCAATTTGAAGTTGGTTTTGATGCAATGGGTGCTGGTTTAACAGTTGGTCAAGTATCAGGTGCATCTAAAGCAACTGCAGATGTTTCTCTAACACTTGCTGGTGTTGCATTGAATATTCAAAATGCTACTAACTCTGACCGTTTCATCTCTGCTTCAGTAGATGTTGCTGGTATGGGTGTTGCTGTTGAACGTCAAAAGACTGCAACAGGTACTAATACTGCTGGTTCAATCTCATCTACTGTTGGTGGTTTGAATGTAACTGCTGCGATGATGGATATTAATGATGCGACTGCTGTAACTCAAGACGATGGTTTACTTGGTGACATCTCTGATGCTACTAACGGTAAGACTGTTAAAGGTGTTGTAGTTTCAACTGATACTACTCTTGGTACTGTTACTGGTAAGTTTATCGAGAAGAACGACTTGAACACTTATGTTGCTGAATTAGAACGTGGTGTTTGGACTTTCGGTTATGATAAGACTGAAAATGTTGATGCAGTTTTTTCTGGTAAGATTAACGTAGCATTTTAATGTTTAGTTAAAATCTAGTGAAAAGCACCTTTCGGGGTGCTTTTTTATTGCCTAAAAACTTTACTTTTGGATATAAATAGAGTATAATAATGGTATGGAGTTGCTCAATAGAGGACTCATTTGTGAAACTTGCTTAATATAAGGAGAAATAGTAATGGCGATAATTGGAATTGACTTAGGAACAACTAACTCATGTGTATCGATACTCGAGAAAGGTAAAGATGCTAAAATCTTAGAAAATAATGAGGGTGCTAGAACGACCCCATCAATCATCAGTTATGGTGATGAAATCACAGTCGGAGCATCTGCTAAACGTTCAGCAGTAACTGCACCTGACTCAACCATCTATGCAATCAAACGATTAATCGGAAGAAAATTCGATGATGCAGTCGTGCAAAAAGACATTGACCTTGTGCCATATAAAATTGTTAAGGCTGACAATGGTGATGCTTGGGTTGAGGTGAATGGTAAGAAACTATCCCCACAGGAAGTATCTGCTAAGGTTCTATCAAAGATGAAAAAGACTGCTGAGGATTATCTCGGTGAGAAAGTAACAGATGCTGTAATTACTGTACCTGCTTACTTTAATGATTCTCAACGACAAGCAACAAAGGATGCTGGCAAGATTGCTGGTTTAGAGGTTAAACGCATTATTAACGAACCAACAGCAGCCGCATTAGCATATGGTCTAGACAAAGGTTCTGGTGATAGAACTATCGCAGTGTTTGACTTAGGTGGTGGAACATTCGATGTTTCTATCATTGAAATGAGTGATGTAGATGGTGAACACCACTTTGAGGTACTATCGACTAACGGTGATACATTCTTAGGTGGTGAAGACTTTGATATATTGATTATGGATTACCTAGTCGACGAGTTCAAAAAGGAACAAAGTGTAGATCTTAAACAAGATAAGATGGCATTACAACGTCTTAAAGAATCTGCAGAAAAAGCAAAAATCGAATTATCAACACTAGAACAGACCGAAATTAACTTGCCGTATATTACTGCAGATGCATCTGGTCCAAAACATTTTGCCATTAAAGTAACTAGATCTAAACTAGAGTCATTGGTTGGTGATTTAATCAAACGAACTATCAAACCTTGTAAGACTGCTTTAAAGGATTCCAACTTATCAGCATCTGAAATTGATGATGTAATTCTTGTCGGTGGTTCTACTCGTATGCCATTAGTGCAAAGCACGGTTAAAGAGTTGTTTGACAAAGAACCGAAGCGTGATGTTAATCCTGATGAAGCAGTTGCTATGGGTGCAGCAATTCAAGGTGGTGTATTAAGTGGCGATGTTAAAGATGTGTTGTTACTTGATGTAACCCCATTATCATTAGGCATTGAAACCAATGGTGGTGTAATGACTAAACTGATTGAAAAGAATACAACCATCCCTACCAATGCATCACAAATCTTCTCAACAGCGACGGACAATCAATCGAGTGTAACAGTACATATACTACAAGGTGAACGAGAAATTGCTTCGGGTAACAAATCTCTTGGTCAATTTAATCTTGATGGTATTCCTTCTGCGCCTAAGGGTCAACCACAAATTGAAGTTGTCTTAGATATCGATGCGAATGGAATATTATTCGTATCTGCCAAGGATAAAAACACCGGAAAAGAGCAATCAATCACCATTAAATCTTCATCTGGTTTAGGTGATGCTGAGGTTGAACAGATGGTACAGGATGCTAAGGTACACGAAGCAGAAGATAGAAAATATACTGAATTAGTATCTGTTCGAAATCAAGCAGACTCGTTAATATCTACTGTTAAGAATGAAGTTAATGATGATGAAACTATCAACACTGTTATAGCAGATCTTCAAGAAAGTATCAAAGGAAATGATAAAGATGACATCCAACAGAAGATGGATGCTTTGCAATCAGTGTTCCAGGCACGTGAACAAAATAAACAACCTGAACCTGAAACGGCAGATGCAACTCAAGGAGATGGTGTAATAGATGCTGAGTTTGAAGAGGTATAAACACCTAAAATAAAGGTGGGTATTACCCTTTACTTATTGTTGAGTTTAGGGTATAATATAGGTATTGATTGATTGAATAAATAGGAGTATATAATGAATGTCGTAATTAAAAAAGAACGTGACCCATATCTTAGAACTAAAAATCGTTTCTATATCACTGGTTGGTTGGATGCTGAACGCAACGAACCTGCCCAAGCAAGCACCAAAGAAAATGATGAACCATTCTACCAAGACTATTTGGAAGGATATCGACAGTCTATGGAAAATCAATTCAATATGGACAGTATGTAATGAGTATTGTTTGCGACCCAGCGAAAGCAGGTGACGGAAAGAAACTTTGCGTGAAGTTTGATGATTATGTTAAACATAAGTTTTCTAAAAAAGAACTGTGTTGGGAAGAGGACTTTGAGGTTAAAGTTTGGCCAGATTGTAAACGACTATATTAAAAAGATACGATTAACACTCGTATTCGTATCGTAACATTAAGGAATAATATGAATGAGGCAGAAAGGTTAGGAAAACAAGAAGAACTATCTGACTCTGATTGGGACTATATTATGACAATGGGTCATAGTGAGTATAGGGATTATAGATTATCAGTCAGCAGAGATAGAGGTTACATAAATCATGTCAGGCAAAGTGAAATTCTAGATTTAAAATTAAGTAAAGCAGATATTAAAGCAATCGTTGAATGTATCAAATCTAATGCCACACTTGAGGCAGATATCAAAGAAGAACTCTTAAAGAAGATTAGAGCAACGGTTGATGTATCTTAAAACAATATTGTGTATATTTCCACGATGGAACTGGTAGAACTATACTAGGCAAATCAAAGGAAGATGTATATCAAAAAATACTCTAATGTGAGAAGTGTATTCTTAATGGGTAGAAAATAATTTAATAATAGGAGAAGAAATGAGTAAAAGTTTGATACCAGGCGTTGTGCAGAAGAAAGACCAAAACGGTAGAAGGATTAATAAGAAGAGATTAAGTCATGGGACATACCGATGCACTCGTACTCCAACAAGTAAGAGATGCAGTGGAAATTAATTATGGTACGGATAAACATCCTATATGGCGAAGGGTGAGACACGTAACACAATGGAATACTTTACCTAGTAGGAAAAGATGCAGAATCTAAAAGACATATTAGCAATAATAATAATATTTTTAATAGTAAGTGTGGTGGTATCATTTGGTTTTATGTTTTTATTAGCAATGATACCACTTATGATAGGAGTGATAATTTACGGATATGTTAAAGACGAGAAATTACATTAAAGATTGGACAAGTAAGAAATGGCACCGAGTACATAAGTGGAAAGCAGGTACTGGTAAGTTTATCAAGAAGATTATGAATAGGAGAATAAGACATGAGAATAGGTGGACCAATGGAAGTAACTAGAGAATATTTTGCCCCAATCAACATTAAGATTGATAGAATAACAGAGTATAATGCTTTAATCGATGCGTTAGAAAGTGCAGTAGAGGACCACGAAATGGATTCTGAGGAACGTGCAACATTAGTTTCAATGTGTAATACCCTTAGTGAGATGTCGTTATGAGTGCTGACGTAATTAAAATGAAGTTTAATAAAGTAACCAAAGTAAGTGCAGAATGGTGTGGACCTTGTAAGCAATATGCTCCTATCTTCGATGAGTTTTCAAACAGCATTAAAGAAGAATGGAAAGTTATACATTTAGACCTTGATACTAGAGAGGGTAGAGAATTTGCTGATAAACATGGAATTCGTGGAGTACCAGCAACGGTTATCGAAAGGCAAGGTAAAGACCCTGAAATTATTATGGGTATGAAAAACGAGCAACAGTTAATTGAATTATTTAAGGAAGATTGACAGTGAGTTAATTGGTTCTTTATTTGGACTGGTTGGCGCATTCCTAATATCATTTGGGAACCCACTCGGGTTCTTTTTCTTTTTGGTGACTAACACAGCATTCATTAAGATGGGATATGATAAAGGTTTGAAACCATTTCTATTAGTACAGTTTGCATTCTTAATAAGTACGTTGATTGGAATATGGAATAACTTTACATTTTACCAGTAATAAGGTATAATATATTTATGGAGGAAATAAATGAAAAACGTAAGTGATAGTTTAGACGAAATTATATCAATGGTGAATAGACTAGATGAGAAATTAGATTCTATTATTGAAAAAAATGAAGAAGAATCATATAAGAAAGGTTACGATCCAATTTTTGTAGAACTTAGACTAGATAAAGACAAAGCAGATATTATATAGGTGGAGAACTATGAACAAAAAAGAATTCGCAAAATTTCAATCAGCAATTAATGATGTGATTAAAGAAAACGATAAGTTAATTGAACTAAACAAGAATCTAAATTTAGAATTGCTCCATGTCCATATGGAATTAACTGAAACTAACAGCAAGTATGAAAAGTTATGTAGTGTGCTCAAAAAAGGTGCTAACGATGAACGAAATGAATTTCTTACAAGTTATAATAAATCTAGGGATTTTTTCTGATGAATAAAACAGAAGACACTGGAGCGAGTATGTTTTTCGTGATGGTAATGGTATTGACTATTGTGTTTTGGGGAGACCCAGATATACATGATGCAATTATTAATTACTTGATGAGATGATAAAGGAAGATGCATTAAAGTGTGTCGATATTATCAGGGGTTATTTTGAACGATTTGATAATATTGAAGAATATATCAGACACCAGAAGTTAGAGAAGGTTGAATCAATCCCAGCATCCTTGCCAGGAATGGGAATGGAAAATGATTTGTTTGATGACTTTACTATGTCCCCTGAAGATATGGACTTTGAGGTTGTTCAAATGAGATCCAGTACTTGGAACTCATACATAAATCTGATATCAAGTCACACTAATATGACATCTATTCCAGGCAAGCAACTTATATTGGCAGTTAAAGAAACGAATACAAATAAGTATGTTGGTTTCATTAGACTAGGTTCACCAGTTATTAATTGTAGACCTCGTAACCAATTACTAGGTAAAGTACCTGACTTAGAACCATTTAACAATTCAGTGATAATGGGATTTGTTATTGTACCTTCTCAACCATTTGGGTTTAATTACTTGGGTGGTAAATTGTTAGCAGGTATATGTTGTTCTCATTATGTAAGGGAAACGTTAAACAAGAAGTATGGGTCAAATCTAGTAATGTTTGAAACGACCAGTCTATACGGAAACAGTAAGTCATCAAGTCAATATGATGGGATGAAACCGTTCTTAAAAAATAAAGGAATAACCGAGAGTAACTTTATGCCGACCATCATTGGTGATACGTTTGATGAGTTGCTTAGGGTTACTGGGATTGAAGTTGATTGGACACAGTCTAGTGCTAAGATGAAGATGACTAACAATATCTTATCTGTCATTAAGAAAGCATTAGATAAAGATGAAACAAAAGAATTTAATAAGGTTATTGAAAAGGGTAAAACTTTAATCGAACAGAAAAGGTATTATGTTTCTAACTATGGTATTGAGAACTATGTAGATATCGTAAACGGCAATAGTGATACCATCCAAAAGTCTAGCAATTATGACAGGTACAGTTTAGATAGCATTATTAATTGGTGGAAGAAGAAAGCAACAAAGAGATATAATAAGTTAAAACAAGAGAATCGTTTGAGAGATGACATTGAAGTCTGGACTAACGGTAAAGACATAGATATAATAAGATAGGAGTGAGAATGTTAATATCAGAATACTATAAACCAAATGATGGGTCTGCTCAAGTAAGACAGAACCCAAACACAAAGGAATACTTTATTGTTTACTTTGCCGAGGATGGTCAAATTTTCGATTCAGAAAAGTTTCCAGGAAAATCATTACGTTACATTGAAGATGCAGCAGAAAATTATGCACTAGGAATTAAAACATTATGAATATTAATAGTTTAAAAGAAGAACAAGTATTAAAGATTATTGAAGCACTTTCTTTAATTAATGATAGGGAAACTGCTGGTTGGGTATTTAAACAATACTCTGAACAGAAGAAAGGTGGTGCGTGGAAAAGAAGATTAAGAGAGCAAGGATATGTTATCTAAAAACTTTACTTCTTGTTTAAATAAGGGTATAATATAATAAAGAGGAATGTTATGGAAAAGAAAATGAAAGATGTTAAGAAAAAAGAAGAAGTTGTCCATGCTGATAAATTTATTAGTGGTGTGGGAACTAACAGTGCTGCATTGGCAGCAGACCATAATGCTAAAAGGGGTAATGTTGATGTCAGTCGACCAGACCTAGATGAAATTGAATCGGGGTCCATTTAGAATATGCCTTTAAATATTATTGATGATACTAAAACAGTAGAACTTGGTCCAAGCAAAGATGGCACGTATGATGGTGCTATGGGTGGTACTGAGTTAATGAATAAAGCACTTTATGAAAGAGTAGATAATGATTTACTTGATGAGTTTTATATTATCAAGTCAAGAGTAAGTTGGACTGATAAGGATAAACCTAACGTGTTATGGTTACATGACACTTGGGATGACCCAGAAGTACAACATCTTAAAGAACAAGAGAGCAGAGATAGATTTGCTAAACTTGTATTCGTATCAAACTATCAACTAGCAACGTACAACTTGGCATTGGGTGTTCCTTATGCTAATGCAACTATACTACGAAATGCTATTGACCCGATTGAGTATAAAGAAAAAAGTAAGGATGTTATTCGTATCATCTATCATACTACTCCGCATAGAGGATTAAACCTTGTAGTCGCAGCAGTTAAAGCAATTGCTGAAACGCTTGGTGATAAAATTCACTTAGACGTGTACTCATCGTTCGAAGCATATGGTTGGAAGGAAAGAGATAAACCGTATGAAGGTATGTTTGATGAAATTAGACAACATCCTCAGATGACATATCACGGTTTTCAATCTAATGATGTAGTTCGTGAAGCATTACAAGAAGCACACATATTCGCATACCCAAGTGTGTGGCCAGAAACAAGTTGTATCTCTGCTATTGAAGCAATGAGTGCAGGTTGTGAGGTAGTATGTCCTAACTTCGCAGCACTACCAGAAACGACAGGCAACTTTGCTCGTATGTATCAATTCAATGAAGATATGAATGAACACGCAAACGTATTTGCTAACCAACTATATCAAGCAGTCATTGAAAACTCTGATGAGAACCTACAAAAGAAATTAATGTTCCAGAAAAACTGGGTAGATAACTTCTTTAATTGGGATCTACGTGCAGCAGAGTGGACTAATATGCTACAAAGTATCAAACGATAAACTTGACATTTATCACAATCTAACGTATAATATAACTAAAGAGGAGAAATCATGACCAACTGGGCAAATATTAAAGAAAAAATCAAAGTAAAATTTCAAAAGAAACCAAACTACAAACTTATGTATGAGTTAGAACGTAGTTCTGCCGAGTCATGGGAATTCAAGTACAACAAGTTATACAGACAATTAGGTGCTATTATAAAGGAGAGTGATAATGGGTAAACGTAAATCAATGACTGCTGAACAGAAAGTCGCAGCAGGTGAGAGATTAGCATTAGCAAGAGAGAAAAGGTTAAAGGCAAATCCGCCACAGTATAAAAACATTCATCCTAACGTGTTAGCACGTGCCGATAGTGATGAGTTGTCAATGAAAAGTGTTAAGGGTTGGATTAAACATCAACGTGACTTGCTAAAGACTGAACGTTATAATCATCGTAAGGGTGATAAGAAAGCACTATCTAAGATAGGTGGCATTCAAGGTTATATTCGTCAGTTACAATACTATCTAGAGAATGGTGACTACGTTGCTATGTTCTTTGGTGAGAATGAAGATAAACCAGTTGTTCAACATTGCCTTGCTCTTGCATATGATGAAGATGGTTATGTTAAGAGAACTATCGGTGTAGCATATGCTGATATTGGTTGTATCTGGACTAGGGAAATGGATGATGCACAAAGAGGTAGGTTTTGATTTTCGTTGACTTCTCGCAGGTGATGATTTCAAACACGATGATTCATCTTGGAAAAACACAAACAACAGTTGATGAAGGTATGATGCGCCATATGATTCTAAACAGTTTGAGAATGACTAAGAACTCATATGGTAAGAAGTATGGTGACTTAGTCATTTGTGTTGACGACAGAAGTTATTGGCGACGTGACATATTCCCTTATTACAAGGCACATCGTAAAGAGAGTCGTGATAAGAGTCCAATAGATTGGAATCAAGTGTATGGTGTACTAAATAAGATTCGTGATGAGATTGCTGAAACGTTTCCCTACAAAGTTATTCAAGTTGAGAAAGCAGAAGCAGATGACATAATCGGAGTGCTGTCAAAGCATTTTGGAACTGTGCTAAATAATGAATCTACTGAAAGAAATTTAATCTTATCTAGTGATAAAGACTTTGGTCAGTTACAGAAGTTTGCTAACGTTGACCAATACAGTCCTATTACTAAGAAGTGGTTGCGGATTGATAATCCTAAAGAATTTCTAATGGAGCATATCATTCGTGGTGATAGAGGTGACGGTATTCCTAACTTCTTATCTGTGGATAGTGCTATTATTAGTAAGACTAGACAGACTGCTATTGCTAAGAAGAAAGTTGAAGTTTGGTTGAAACAAGAACCTGCTGAGTTTTGTGATGATGGTATGTTACGAAACTACAAAAGGAATGAGCAGTTAGTTGATTTAGAAATGGTTCCGGAAGCAATATCTTCTGCTATTATAAATCAATTTAAGAATTACAAAGTTCCTGAACGTCGTGGACTTTTGAACTATTTTATTAAAAACAAGTTGAAGAACTTGATCGATTGTATCCAGGAGTTTTAATTATGCAAAAAACGTTTTACGAAATCTTCAAGGAAATTCACAATGCTAAGAAGAAGAAAGACAAGATAGCAGTACTTCATTTTTACAGCAGTGCTGCATTAAAGAGTGTTCTGGGTTATACTTATGACCCACGAATCAAGTGGTTGTTACCTGAGGGAATTCCTCCATATAAACCATTGCCAGAAGAAGCAGACCAAGAAGCAGCACTAGCATCTGAATTAAGAAAGATGTATATGTTTGTTGAAGGTTATGCAGAAGCGCAATGTAACTTAAAACCTCATCGTAGAGAAACGTTATTCATTGCGATGCTTGAGTCAATAGACCCTCGTGATGCTAAAGTATTAATTGGAATGAAAGAACGTAAGCAACCTTTCAATGGATTGACACGTAAGTTGGTAGAGGAAGCATATCCAAACTTAACTAAGGACTGGTAATGTCCATCATCAAACCAGCAGTAATTATTGGAAATGGACCAAGTCGTAATATTATCGACTTATATAAATTAGTAGGTAAGGCAACATTATATGGTTGTAATGCATTGTATAGAGATTTCCATGAATGGGACCACCTTGTAGCAATTGATGATGGAATGATTAGTGAGTTATATAAAGTACGAGTTGATAATGGAAACTTAATCATACCACCTGAGGATAAACGTTACGAAAGTGCTGAGTATAATCCACATTCACGCAGACGTAATAATGCTGGTATGATTGCTATGGATTATGCTATTAAACATAACCATAAATTATTGTATTTACTAGGATTTGACTTTGTACTTGAGGGTGAAGACTCTGTAGATAATGTTTACAAAGATAGTGACAACTATGGACCTGAAACTCATGCACGTGAGGAAGATAACTATAATAGAATGAAATATTTTGAATGGTTCGTTAATAATAATCTAGATGTATCAGTTATATTTGTTGTGCCTGATGATAAGATTAGAACTTGTAAAAGTGTGAGAGCAGGAAACGTAAGGGCAATGGCAACATCAGAATTTTTAAAGAAATTGGAGGATTAATGGAAGTAAATAAAACAATTTTAGAAGATTCTGGATATAAGTATCCTGAAGATAGGAACGGTATGATTGATGTGATCGGTGATGTGATACATAATGATTATATTATTTGGAACGCTAAAAATCACGATAATCCTAACTACGATGTGAAACACGCTAATAAAGAACATATGGAAATAATGGAATTTTTAGAAGCACTAAAAAAAGAGAGGCATAATGAGTAATAAAGATATACATATTGATAGGTGGTTTGCTGATAGAGGAATTACCGAAAATGGTAAACCTATGGCACAAGCAATTAAGACGTTAGAAGAAACGACTGAGTTGTTAGACGCAATAAATAAACAAGACATCAGGGAAATAACAGACGCAGTTGGAGATATTTATGTTACGTTAAGAGGTGTATGCTTAACTACTGGTATTAGTTTTGATGAATGTGTGAGTCAAGCATATCACGAGATTAAAGACCGTAAAGGTTATCTAACCCCAGAAGGAACATTCGTAAAGGAGACAGTATGATGGAATATCAAGCAATAATCTTTCTTATATTTGTAGCAATTGCTACTACACTTTCATATGCATTAGGATTCAACCGTGGTGAAAAATCTGCTACAAATTTTATTATTGATGATATGATTGATAGAGGAATTCTCGAAGTCGTCGAAGAAGATGAGCAGTGATAGAGTAGTTAATCCTGATGCTGTTCTACAAAAAAAGATAACTGGTGATTATAGGATTGTTGATGACTTCTTAGAATTAAGTGATTACAATAACCTTGTAAACGATTTACTCGGTGACCAATTTGATTGGTATCATAACCACGACTCAAATCGTGACGACTTACATTATTTTGCGCACATATTCTATACCAACTATGGGTTCTCAAGTAAGTTTGCTAATAAACTAAACCCATTCATTAAGAAGATTAACCCTGCTTCTTTTGTTCATATCAGAGCAACTCTATTTTCTAAGAGTGAAGAAGTTGTTGAGTTCGCACCAACTAATGAATTCGCATTCAAACACAAGTGTGTGTTATACTTTGTTAATGCTAATGACGGATACACTAAAATGAGTGATGGTTCTAAAATATATTCTAAAGACAACAGAGCAGTATTCTTTGAAGTCGCATCCCCTTACATCGACACTACGTGTACTAATGACGTATTCCGTATGACGATGGCATTTAACTACTTCTAATCCCCTACTATTTACCTGAGAATTAAACCGAAAATAGTCACCCGCACGTCTAAAAATACGGTATAATATAAGTATTGATTGAATAAAAAAGGAGTATATATTATGAGTTTTGCATTAAGTGTTTATGTTGGTTTGTTACTTGCTGTTATTATTGGCAAGGTTGATTTTCCTACTAAAGAAACTGTGGAGGTTGTATGAAATATAAATTAAAAAACCCAGATGAGTTTAATGCTTATTTAAAGAGTGTGGGATCTTTTGCTGATTCTAAAGGTGTTCATCCTCTTAATGAAGATGGGACTGTAGACTTTGAACGTGATATGACTGTTAAGTATTCTGAGATAGACGACTTACAGTTTGTTGAACAAATGTCTGAACAAGATGCTGACTCTTGGAAAATATTACGAAAGCACTTTGGTGTATTATAACCCTTTTATAAACGTGGGAATAAACTCGAAAATACTCACCTATTCCTGCAGTTTAGGGTATAATAGGTAGTATAGAGAGTTGATTGATAAGGAGTTAAAAGTGTTAAAATTGAATGGTAAAATGTATAAGCAAGAAAAAATAAGAACTGGTTACATTAAAGGTGTTCCGCAGTATAAAACTTATTTCTTTGATTTTGGTAAGATGGGTGGAACTGGTTTTGGTGGTTATAGTTTCAATAATAAGAAAAAGGTTTCGTTAAGTGCTTTACGCAAGGCTGCCGATTTCGTATTTAATTTAACTAATAAGAAACCAAGTCTAACTGATGAATATTTTATGGAGAAATTTATGGATAAAAAAAGTATTAAGAAAGCAATTAAACGTGTTAAAAAAGAAAAAAACGTTGATGCTAAAACTAAAGAGTTTCTAGTTGCGTGGTTGAGTGATGGACTTGATGGTCCTGACCAATTACTTAAAGAGGAAATTGCATTAAATAATTAAGGAGTATATTATGAAAGTAAGTGAAATGAAAAAAGAAATGGTGTATGTATTAAAAGAGTCTGTTGCGACAGTAACCTTTACAAAGAAAGATGGTACTGAACGTGTGATGAAATGTACGTTACAAACTGAATATCTTCCACTTCAAAAACCTAAACCAGAAGGATTTGTTGCAAAGAAACCAAACGATGCAGTCGTTGCTGTATTTGATACTGAAGCAAAAGGTTTCCGATCTTTTCGTATCGACAGTGTGTTGAGTTTCTTCTCAAACAAAGTTGCGATGCCTGATGTAAAAGGTCTTATTAATGATTAATATCGGGAGCAATGTTTATCAGATAGTTGAACGTGGTGACACTAGGTTCTTCATCCGTAACGATCTTATTGGTGAAGTAGATGTTGATAAAGATAGTGATTCATTATTAACTCAATTGTCTGACTTCGTAATGGAATTTAAAAAGTGTAAAGACTGTTCTGCAATTGGTGAGTGGTTTTTGAATAAGGGAGGAAAGGATGTCGTATAAACTAATTAGAAAAGAATATACTAGCACTACATTGTGGTATGATGTTGATTTGAAATTGTCAGAAGAGGATATTACTCAGATTGAAGAATTATATGCTGGGGATATTGACGCATTTCTTGATAATAAACAATCTATCAATGAGGGAGATGCTTATTATGGTGGCGAGGTGGTTAGGGAAAAGGATTCTGCCACTGAGATTGAATGGTTAATTGTGACAGTGGAGAAAAAATGAGTTATGAAATATTATTTTGGGTAGTTTTTGCAGGGTTCTTTTTCATGGTTGGTGTTGAAATTGGGAGGAGATAATGAGTGATTTAATTAAAACTTCATTGAGTTTATTTTTAATAATTACAGGAATGATGGTTCTTTTTTATGGTGATACAACTGAATTGTGGCAGAAACTGAATGCAATAGTAAGTGTTACAATAGGGTTTGTTGCTTTGTTTCATACTGCGGGAGTGATTAAATGAATTACAAAGTAGTGAGTGAATTTTTCGATACAGGTCCAGCAGACTCAATAGACTATGACCCAGCATTTAAGAAACAACCTATGTGGACTCAGTTTGGTAAGATTGAAGACTCTCAAACATTAGAGGGTGTAATTAAACTAAAGAAACTGAGAAAGGTTACAACAGTCGTTACTGATGACAATGAACAGTTTGTTTTAACTGCAAAAGAAGTTAAAACTCTTAAGGAGATTATCCTAGCATTTCCCATGCCAATTAGACGTGATGTGTTTAGGAAAATTCAATCTAAGAAAGGCTTGACTTCTTTGGTGAAAAGGAGTAAAATAGATAGTGTGACTGATAATGATTTAATGGAAATATGGGAAGAAATGAATGCGAGATAAAGTAATCATTACTGATGCTGATGGAGTGTTACTTGATTGGTTCCATTCGTTTAGTCAATGGATGAAGAAACGTGGGTATAGAGCAGACAACCCAGAAAATTATAAAATTGATGAAGTGTATGGTTTGATTCGAACTGAAGGTAAACGTTTAGTTAGAGAGTTTAATGAGAGTGCAGATATCGCATTCCTAACACCTCACCTTGATGCTATTAAGTATGTTAAGAAACTACATGAAGAACATGGTTATGTGTTCCACGTTGTTACCTCTCAGACTGATAACCTTCATGCTCAAAACCTAAGGATTCAAAACCTTAAGAACTTATTCGGTGACACGGTGTTTGAGGAAATCACTATTTTGGATACTGGTGCTGATAAGGATGATGCATTGTTAAAGTATAAAGATACTGGTTGTTGGTGGGTTGAAGATAAACCTGAGAATGCTGAGATTGGAGTCCTACTAGGACTTGAAGGTATTCTAATGGAACATAATCATAATAAAGATTATCTTAGTACAAATATTATGACTGCTAAGAATTGGAAAGAAGTGTATGAAATCATTACTGGAGAATAATGCAGAAATATAAAATATCAATGGTGTGGAAGGATGGATTTAAACATAGTCATTTTCACCATGGCGGTGAGAAGTCGATAAAGATGGCAAAGAAGTTCTTAGACAGTCTGCAGTATTTGTCTAAGTATAATATAAAGGAAGTTAAATTTAAAGGATGGTAATATGGAAATATTAAATTTTATAGTGTTCGTTGGTTTTACATTTGTGTTTTTTACAAGTATGACAAGTATCGAAAATGAGTTGGCAGAAATTAGAAGGAAGATTAAATAATGGGTGAAATAATCATAGGAATGTTGATATTAGTGTACTCTGGTATGCTTTGGTATATGTGGTCTGATGATGTACCTGAGGATAAGAAGGATAGTCCTAAATCAGTACAACAGAAATAAAAGGAAGTATGGTTTACGAATATAAGAACACCACTACAAACGAAGTCTACACCCTCACACAGACTTGGAAAGAAAAGGAGCAATATCTAATTGATAACCCTGATGTACAATCACACTTTAGTAAAATGCCTGGATTCATTTCAGGCACAGGATTAGAAGGGAAGTCTGATGATGGTTGGAAAGAAAACCTTTCACGAATTGCTGAAGCACATCCAGGATCTGCTCTTGCTGAAAAGGTAGGTGGTCGCAGTGTTAAAGAAGCAAAGAAAGCATCCATCTTGAAGAAGCATGGACTTGATAAGAAAGGACATTATAATATGGGTGATATGTAATGTTTACACATACAGACTTTAAATTCGATGAGATCGAAACTAAAACGATTAATGGCAAACGTCATTACATCACACCTAAAGGCAACTTCCCCTCAATAACAACTGTACTGAGCATACTGTCAAGAAAAGGTATTGCTGAATGGAGAGCAAGGGTTGGTGCTGAAGCAGCAAATAAAATATCTACTATGGCAGCACGTCGTGGTACTAATGTTCACTTAATGTGCGAACAGCATATAAATAATGAGTTAGACGATAAAAAGTTTATGCCTAATGAACGTGAGATGTTCAATTCAATCAAACCTATATTAGATGAATATATTGACAATGTTGTTGCCCAAGAGGTGCCTTTGTGGTCTAGTTACCTTGGGATTGCTGGTCGGGTTGATTGCATCGCAGAGTACGAGGGCAGACTCTCTGTTATCGATTTCAAGACCTCCCGCAAACCTAAAAAGAGAGAATGGATTGGATCCTATTTTCAACAAGCATCTGCGTACTGTGTTATGTTTGAAGAAAGGACTGGAACTCCAATTGACCAAATTGTAATCATTATTGCAGTTGAGGACAACAAACCAGAAGTCTATGTAGAGAAACGTGATAATCATATTATGGAATGTATAGACACTATCCATCAATACTATCAAGAACAGATAGATATTAAATCCTAAAAAACTTTACTTTTGACCCGAAATAGGGTATAATAATAACTGAACATATAAGGATTTGTTAATATTAGAAATCCATTATGTATAAATAAAGGTGAGAAAGGTAGAAATGGATACCTGCAATTTTGCGAAATCTATTATACAATTAGGAGAAATAAATGAAAAATTTATTCGCAGCATTAACAGTGCTTTTAACA